GACGCTTTAGGGCTTCCGCTATGGGTTACAGCAAGATCACCATCAATAGTCCAAGTTCTTCACGCCCCTTCCCTTTCAAATCAAGCACCCGGTGGGCTTGATACTGCGCTTCAGGTAAACTTTGGTACAGGCACAGGAACAGTCTTAGACCCTGTTATGGTATCGGGACTTGGTGATATAACATTTAATGATGTTGGGGTCTATTTCGTAAATGCAGTAGGCTACCTAAGACGAGTAGGTGCATCAGGTGGTGTATCGGTTATACTGTTCAGGTCTTTAGTGGACGGCTCACAGGTTAATTCTATAGGTGCTGTATCTTTACCAACAGTAGGGGTTACAGTACCTGAGACATTATCATTCCCTATAAGAATATCTACACCCGGGACGGTGTTAACATTTGAGCTTCTAAGAGATAGTTCAGGTGTGAACTATGGAGGTCTTTACCCTACAACCACACTAAGTTCTTGGAACGACGCTCCGTCATCTGCGATTACTATTTGGAAGTTAGGATAAATAAATATAATGGACATAAGAAAGGTATCTATCGGCTCAGACTACAAGACTTCTATGCACTACATAGTAGGGCAGGAGGTACTTAATGGTAGCTACATTATTCACCTTATCAAGAGAGATTCTACAAGAGATTCTATAGTTATATATATTCAGGGTAATAGTGAGATAATAATGTGGAAAGAGTTTACAGCATCTATGCCCACGTCTATTGAGTATAACATTAATTTTTAATACATATGACGCAGCAGGAAAGAGACCTGTTAATCAGAGAGGTTGGAGATTTAAAATCCAAGAAAGATAGCACCACTGACTTTATTGAGTCTATGGATATTGCTGATAAGATACATAACATTGAGATGAAATTAAATGGCATCCGACCTACCGACTCCTATGTGGAGTGTATAGGTTGTGGCTCGTAAATATAATATGAAATCACCAAACTCGTTTATTGCAAAGCCTGTAAAAGGAAGGCGTTACAATAACACAAAGAAGATAGGTAGTATTGACCTTATAATAAGTACATCCCAAGAAGACCACAGGTTCTCTAATAGAGAAGCTGAGGTTATATCTACACCTTTAGGGTATACAGGACCAATAGAGATAGGTGACATATTATTGGTACACCATAACGTATTCAAGTATTACAATGACATTAAGGGGAATCAGAGGAGCGGAAAGAGCCACTTCAAGGATGACCTTTTCTTTATAGATATCGACCAATTCTTTATGTATAAAAATAAAGACGGATGGAATGCCTATGATAGATACTGCTTTGTAAAGCCTGTGCCTGTTGAGGAGTCTTACATATATAAGCCTATATCTGAAGAGCCTCTTGTAGGTGAGATGGTATACCCTAACGCGTACCTCTCTAGTAAGGGGATAGAATCGGGAGATAGGGTGTCATATAAACCTGAGAGTGAGTATGAGTTTGATGTGGACGGAGAGAAGATGTACAGGATGTATGACCATCAGATAACAATGATTATATGAAAGATAAGTATATTTATTGGAGTGATGATTGGAATGAGGACATCCCATCAAATCTAATCAAAAAGAAAAAAAGAATTAATAATGAGTTTAAACAAAGAGACAAAGCTAAAGATAATAAAGGCAGGTCACAAAGCTGTGGAGCAATTGATAAGAGTAGCGGAGGAGGCGATTATTAAGCACGACCCTGAGGATGATATATCAGCAGACAGATTAAAGAATGCTGCTGCTACTAAAAAGCTTGCCATATTTGATGCGTTTGAAATATTAAATAGAATAGAGGCAGAGCGTGAGGCTATAGATATCGCAGAGCGCGGTGCTAGTAGAACTGATACAAAGCAAGGGTTTGCAGAACGAAGAAGTAAATAGCTTATACAGGGTATTGGTGAATCCCATACCAAAGAATGTGATGGTGAATAAGAACAAGGCTAAGTCTTGGGATTATGGTTACAACAGTAAGTATGATATTATAGTAATATCAAAGACAGGTAAGATTGGCGATATCGTTTTGATATCAGGACTTAAGATAGCCCTACCGCCTACGCCTATCAAGTGTCTTCAAAGACACAAAACAAAATCACAGCAGTATTGGGAGCGATTAGATATACCTAAAGAGCTAGGTAAGATAAAGTCTATATTCCAATGGAACACTATGCCGTCTGAGTTTAAGGATAGGTGGGTTGATTATATAGAGGGAGAGTTTGACAGGAGAGAGCAGGGTGTATGGTATAAGAACAACGGTGTGCCTACCTATATAACAGGGGCTCATTATATGTACCTTCAGTGGACATCTATCGACGTTGGGTACCCTAACTTCCGTGAGGCTAATAGAATACTTTATATATTTTGGGAGGCTTGTAAGGCAGATAAGAGAGCATTTGGTATGATATACCTGAAGATTAGGCGTTCGGGATTCTCCTTTATGAGCTCCTCGGAATGTGTTAATACAGGAACATTAGTTAAAGACGCACGTATTGGCATACTATCAAAGACAGGTGGGGATGCAAAGAAGATGTTTACAGATAAGGTTGTCCCTATAAATAATGGGCTACCATTCTTCTTCAAGCCGGTGATGGATGGTATGGATAGACCGAAGACGGAACTCGCGTATAGAGTACCTGCATCAAAGATTACAAAAAAGAATATGTTTAACATTGAACAGGATGAGATTCAAGGGTTAGACACGACGATAGATTGGAAGAATACAGATGACAACTCATATGATGGGGAGAAGCTGTTGCTTCTTGTGCACGACGAGAGTGGTAAATGGACTAAGCCTAATAACATCCTTAACAATTGGCGTGTTACAAAGACCTGCCTTAGGTTGGGTAGCAAGATAATAGGTAAGTGTATGATGGGCTCTACATCTAACGCATTAGACAAGGGCGGTGATAATTTTAAAAAGCTTTATACGGACTCAAGCGTTACAACTCGTAACGCAAACGGTCAGACTAAGAGTGGTATGTATTCACTATTCATTCCTATGGAGTGGAATATGGAGGGCTTTATAGATATATATGGAGTCCCTGTGTTTAGAAAGCCTGAGATACCTGTACTTGGTGTGGATGGGATGATGATTGATAACGGTGCATTGGACTATTGGGAAGTTGAGGTTGATTCGTTAAAGAATGACCCTGATGCTTTGAATGAGTTCTATCGTCAATTTCCAAGGACTGAGTCACACGCATTCAGAGATGAGAGTAAGAGTTCCATATTTAATCTTACAAAGATATATCAGCAGATAGATTATAACGACTCATTAATAATGGAGCACCACCTTACGCGCGGTGATTTAAGTTGGAAGAACGGTATAAAAGATACTGAGGTAGAGTTTAATCCAAACAAGAGGGGTAGGTTCTATATCTCTTGGACACCTGAGAAGGGATTACAGAATAGGGTGATAATCAAGAATGGATTGAAGTATCCGGGCAACGACCACATAGGCGCGTTCGGCTGTGACTCCTATGATATATCAGGTGTCGTTGGTGGTGGTGGCTCTAATGGTGCGCTCCACGGAAAGACAATGTTTAATATGGATAACGCTCCTAGTAATGAATTTTTTTTAGAGTATATCGCAAGACCTCAGACCGCTGAGATATTCTTTGAGGATGTGCTAAAGGCTTGTGTGTTCTATGGTATGCCAATACTTATTGAGAACAATAAGCCGAGGCTATTATATCATTTTAAGAATAGAGGGTATAGACACTTCTGTATGAATAGACCCGACAAGGTGTATACGAAGCTATCTAAGACAGAGAAAGAGCTTGGGGGTATACCTAACTCAAGTGAGGATGTAAAGCAGGCTCACGCGTCAGCTATTGAATCTTATATAGAGACACACGTAGGTTTTAAGAATGAGGACGAGATGGGGGATATGTTGTTTATGAGAACACTAGAGGATTGGGCTAAGTTTGATATTAGTAATAGAACACAGTATGATGCCTCTATAAGCTCGGGACTAGCGATTATGGCTACACAAAAGCACCTATATCAAGTCGAGAAAAAAGTTTCAAAAATAAAGATTAACTTTGCAAGGTATAGTAATGAGGGCACAATTAGCGAAATTTTAAAATGAAAGATATAAAAATTAATATATCATCTACAAGTTTCCCAAGCCAATTTGTATCTGACTCAGAGAAAAAAACTTATGAGTTCGGTCTACAGATTGGTCAAGCGATTCAGTATGAATGGTTTAGGAAAGATGGTGGACAATGTAGATACTACAGTCAGGGTAAGGATTTTCACAGACTAAGACTTTACGCGAGAGGCGAACAACCTACAGGTAAGTATAAGAACGAGCTATCTGTAGATGGCGATTTATCATATCTAAATTTAGATTGGACACCCGTCCCTGTTATTCCTAAGTTTGTTGACTTAATTGTGAACGGTATGCAAGACCGGCTATTTAGTGTGAAGGCATATTCTCAGGATGCAATATCTCAATCTAGACGTAGTCAGTATCAGCAGATGATTGAGGGAGAGATGCTCGCAAGACCTCTACTTAATATTATCCAAGAGAAGACAGGTATAGACCCATTCACTGTAGACCAAGCAGAGCTACCTGAATCTGATGAGGAGCTTAAGTTATATATGCAGCTTAATTACAAGCCTGCTATTGAGATAGCGGAGGAGGAAGCTATCAATACTTTATTTGAAAGCAATAAGTATGAAGATATTAGAAAGCAGTTAGATTACGATTTGACTGTATTAGGTATCTCCTGTGCTAAGCACGAATTTCAAGACGGTGACGGGGTTAAGATATCTTATGTTGACCCTGCGAATATTGTGTACAGCTATACAGAGGACCCACACTTTAAGGACTGCTTTTATTGGGGAGAGATAAAGACACTTTCCATAACTGAGCTTTTAAAGATAGACCCGTCATTAACCAATGAAGATTTAGAAGAGATATCTAAGTATTCACAAAGTTGGTACGATTATTATAATGGTGCTCAGCACTTTCAGAATAGTGTATTCAATAAGGATACAGCCACTGTTATGTATAAGTCAACAAATAAGGTTGTCTATAAGAGGAAGGTAAAAGATAATGGTAATGTCACTATGGTTGAGAAGGACGATACGTTTAACCCACCTATAGAGATGATGGAGGAAGGAAACTTTGAGAAGGTATCTAAGACTATAGATGTTTGGTACGAGGGCGTTATGGTTATGGGTACAAACATAATATTAAAATGGGAGATGATGGAGAATATGGTTAGACCACAGTCAGCCACACAACACGCCATCCCTAATTATGTATGCGTTGCACCAAGAATGTACAAAGGGGCTATTGAATCTATAACACGGAGAATGATTCCATTTGCTGATTTAATAAATATCACGCACTACAAGCTTCAGCAGGTAATCGCTAAGGTTGTACCTGACGGTGTATTTATAGATGCGGACGGTTTAAATGATGTTGACCTTGGGACAGGTGCTGCTTATAATCCTGAGGATGCTTTAAGGTTATACTTCCAAACAGGTAGTGTTATCGGTAGGAGCTACACTCAGGATGGAGACTTTAATAATGCTAGGGTTCCTATACAGGAGCTTAACAGTAACTCGGGCGCAGGTAAATCACAGATGCTGATATCAAACTTTAACCATTACCTTAATCAAATCAGAACGGTTACAGGTCTTTCCGGAAGGGATGATAGTCAGGTAGACCCTAACGCCTTGGTAGGTGTGCAGAAATTAGCAGCACTGAACTCAAATGTGGCTACACGCCATATACTTGATGCTAGCTTGTTTATGTATAGGAGCCTTGCAGAGGCTCTAACATATAGGGTTGCAGATATACTTCAGTACGCAGATTTTAAGGATGAGTTTATTAATCAGATAGGAAAGTATAATGTATCTATCCTAGGAGATATTAGTGATTTATATATATATGACTTTGGAATATTTATTGAGCTGTCACCCGACGAGGAGCAAAGACAGATGCTTGAGCAGAATATTCAGATGGCACTTTCTAGGGGCGATATAAACCTTGAGGACGCTATTGATATAAGGGAGTTAAAAAATATTAAGGTGGCTAATCAATTACTTAAGCTTAAGAGAAAGACTAAGTTGGAACGCGAAGAGAAGATGGCTATGCAGGGACAGGCTATGCAGGCACAGCAGCAACTTAAATCTCAAGAGATGGCAGCAGCAGCAGCAGCACAGAAAATTCAGATGGAGACTCAGGCAAAGCTTCAGTATCGACAGGCTGATGTGGCGTTCGAGATTGAGAAGATGAAAAATGAGGCTATGCTTAAATCACAACTAATGCAGGAGGAGTTTAATCTTCAGGTTAAGTTAGCACAGATGACTACTATGGGATTGTCTGATAGAGAAGCAGACCGCGAGAAGGCTAAGTCTAGTCGTATAAGCCAACAGAATACTGAACAGTCTATGCTTATTAACCAAAGAAAGAATAACCTACCACCTATGAAGTTTGAATCTAATGAGGATAGCTTAGATGGGTTTGACCTTGCTGAGTTTAATCCAAGGTAGTCTGTCTAAAAATATAATATTTTTTGTTTAACTTTGTAAAAATTAAATTTAATATATATGTCAATTAAAGTAAGATTAGTAGAGGACTCTATAGAGGAGAAGTCTGTACAGCAAGTTGAGCAAGAGTTGCTAGATAAGCACGAAAGAGAGTTTAATAATGAAAAGACAGAGACTGACTCTGTAGGAGTGGAAGATGTACAATCGAAAGATGAAACACAAGCCTCAGAGATAAGTGAGAGGGATGTTCTTAAGTATCTTGGTAATAGGTATGGACGGGAGATTAACTCGCTAGATGAGCTATCACAGGTAAGAGAAGAGCAAGAGGCTCTACCTGAGGATGTGTCTAAATACTTACAGTACAAGAAGGAGACAGGCAGAGGCATTAATGATTTCTACGAATTACAGAAAGACTTTAATGACATAAGTCCCGATAAGCTTTTGAGAGATTATCTCACAGCTACAGAGAAGGGGTTAGATGCAGAGGATATTGATGGTATGATGGATGACTTTAAGTATGATGAAGACCTAGACGAGGAGAGTGATATAAAGAAAATAAAATTATTAAAGAAAAAAACTATTGCAAAAGCCAAGGACTACTTTGCTTCTGAACAGGAAAAATATAAAATCCCTCTTGAGTCGAGAAGGGATTCTCTTTCCGAGGATGAGGTAAATAAAACTAAGGAGTATGAGCAATATATAGCTGAGTCTAAGACAATGGAGGAAGAGTTCAATCGAAAGAATGAAGTCTTTATGAAGAAAACAGATGAGGTGTTTAGTGAGTTCAAAGGTTTTGAATTTGCGATTGACGACACTAAGATTGTATTCTCTCCCGGTGACGCTGCTGAATTAAAGAAAAACCATCTAAACCCACAGAGTTGGATAAATAAATTTGTGGATAAGGATAGTGGAGTAATGAATGATGCAGAAGGATACCATAGGTCTTTGGCAATGGCAATGAACCCTGACAAGTTTGCGAAGTTCTTTTACGAGCAAGGCAAGTCTGCTTCGGCAGATGAACAGATGAGAAAGTTAAAAAATATAAATATGACTACTCGCTCTGCTCCTGAGGTTGGACAGACT